ACCACATCAAGCCGACGACCGGCGGTGTGGGGATCGTGGCAAGCGCTGGCGACACGTACAGCGCGATCGCATGGGAAGCCTCGACGGCATCCGGCGACCGCATCGAAGTGCTGTGCGAGCGCGGCGTCCTGCACTCGTAGGCGTGAGTTAGGCGTCGGCGGGCACGTGCCGCGGCGTGAAGGCCCGTAGGGCAAGGCACGGGGGCTACCGACAAGACGACCGAGATGTTCGGGCTGAGGCCTGAACGCCGGAGACATGACCGATGCCTCTGATTACCGCAGTCAAGTACGACCCGCTGCTGACGACCATCAGCGTGCAGTTCCAGCCCGCGCCGGATGGCTATCTGGCCGACCTGGTGCTGCCGCCCGTCCCAGTCGTGCGCGAGTCCGCGTCGTTCTGGGTGTACGACAAGAGCCGGTTCGATGTGCCCGACTCCAAGCGGGCGCCGAGGGCCGAGTACAACCGCATCGACTGGAACGTCACGACCGACAACTACCTGTGCCACCAGTACGGTCTCGAAGGCGAGATCGATGACCAGGAGCGCAAGAACGCGGCCGCGCCGCTCGACCTCGATGTGGACACGACCGAGATCGTCACGGACATGGTCCTCAACAACCGCGAGAAGCGGTGCGTGGACATGGTCACGGACGCGGGGGTCGTGACGCAGTACACCACGCTGTCGCTCGCCACGCAGAAGTGGAGCGACGGGGTCAACAGTGACCCGCTGGGTGACGTGAAGACGGGTCGCACCACGATCTTCCAGGCCACGGGCTATCGCCCGAACCGGATGATCATCGGCTACACCGTGTTCGAGGCCCTGAAGCTGCATCCGCAGATCAAGGAAATCATCAAGTACACGGAGCGCGCCATCGTCACCGCCTCGCTGCTCGCGGCCGCGTTCGAGGTCGAGGAAGTGCTGGTCGGCGGCGTGCTGCGGCGCACAAGCAAGGCGGGCGCGGCCGATCTGCTGGCGGATGTGTGGGGCGCGAACGTCCTGCTGTTCTACTCCGAGAAGTCGCCGTCGCTCAAGCGCGCGTCGTTCGGGTACCAGCTGCGCGAGGAAGACCTCCGCGTGTTCCGGTACCGCGAAGACAAGCGCGACACCGACGTGATCCGTGTCACCGAGAAGCAGTGCGAGAAGATCGTCGCGGCCTCGCTCGGGTACCTGATCAAGACCGCGGTCTAGTGACAGGTCCCGGCAGGACCCCGTCACAGGGAGAAGTCCGGCCGGGCGGGCCTGTCCTGCCCGGCCGGAGTTGTTAGACGCGCCGAATCTGCGCGTGGTGTTTACGATGGCAACTTTTACACGGCCTGGGGGTTCTCATGGGTTTCTATTGTAGCCCAAGTGACGTTCAGGCGCGGATGCCGCAGTTCTCGATGACGGCCATCAGCAAGCCGTCGTTGGAGGACGTGCCATCGATGATCTTGGACGCGGAGCAGGAGTTGAACGCCCAGCTGCTCAACATGGGCTACATCGTGCCGGTCGATCAGGCGACGTCGCCGCTGTCGTGGCAGATCGTGGTGGCGATGAGCGCCTACAGCGCCATCTGGCGGATTCTGGAAGCGCGGAACGCGGCAGTCGGCGGTGACGCGACGGCGCAGAGCGCGGCTCGCTCGCTGAAGTATGTGACCGACCGGCTGGGGTGGCTGGCCGATCCGAAGAACACGTTTGAGCTGACCGACTGTCCGCGCAACGCGTACACGGTCGCGAAGCCCGCGGAGATCCTGACGCGAATCGAAACGCCTGACGCCCGCGAGGGCGAGAACTGGCCGTTCTCTCGACGCGCGACGATCTCCCAGGTGTTCTAGATGGGGATCGCCTTTTCGTTCACCGTCGATGACGGCAGCGTGCGGGCAGGGATGGTGGTGATCAACGCGAACGTCAAGAATCTGATCCCCTTCTGGGAGGGCGTGTTCGCGCCCGCGTACTTCGCGCAGGTGCAGGACTTGTTTGCGCTGGAGGGCCAGTCGCGCGGATCGGGTGGGCAGTTCGGGCCTGGGAGTTGGGCGCCGTTGTCGCCCGCCTATGCCGCCTGGAAGAAGCGGCACTTCCCCGGCAAGCTGATCCTGGAGCGCACCGGCAAGATGCGCGAGTCGCTGAATTGGCAGGGCGCCTCGTTGGGAGCGGGCGGCGTGTTTGTGCCGAGGCGGGATGCGGTGACGGTCGGCACGAGTGTGGCGTACGGCAAGTACCACCAGCACGGCACACCGAAGATGCCGAGGCGTGAGTTTCTGCCGACGCCCGATGCCCGCCGCTACGCACGGATGTTGTCGGCGTGGATTCTCGGGAGAGAGGTCGATACGTGAACCATGTGAGCCAGGCGAAGGACCGGCTGAAAGCCCGCCTGGACGCGCACTTGGCGACGGTGCTGGCGGCGGCGGATGCGGAGGCGGACGATGGATTCACGACGCCGCCGCCGGCGGTGATCTTGACGTTTCCGAGCGCGGGCACGCAGGAGTATCCGTCGATTGAGATGGTGGTGCAGAACTCGCTGAAGCGCGCGGAGTCGGTGGTGGATGACTACCAGCATCGCGTGATGCTCGCGGTCACAGTCGTGGGCGATGACGAAGAAACGATTGTGCGCAACCTGGAGCGCTACATGTGGGCGCTGCGGAAGTTCGGGAGCGACCACATCGATCGCGACATGCCGGACCCGAACGACGCCGTTGACGTGATTATCTGCGGGAGCGAGGCGTACACGCCGCTGCTGCGTGGGCCGAGCGGAGGGGTCGAGCATCCGTTCGTGCAAGGCGGCTTCATCGAGATGCTGATCACCACGATTGAGTAACGAGCTGGAGGCTCCACGATGGCACAGAACCCAAGCGCGATTCAGATCGGGCCGGCCCGCATCTTCACGGGTGTCACCAAGCCGGCGACGGGCACGCCCCCGACGCTGCTGACGCATACCGATGGGGTGCCAGCGACCGGCGACGAGGTCGGGTACACGACCGGCCCCGCGACCTTCACGTACAAGCAGGTGAAGAACCCGATTGCGGCTGAGCAGTCGCTCAACCCCGTCGATGTGTACGTGACCTCCGAGGAGTGCGCCCTCGTGTTCGAGGCGATGGAGCGCACCTACGCCACGCTGAAGCTGGCGTTCGACAACGTCTCGACCGTCAGCGATGCGAACAAGGATCTGTTCTATGGCGGCGACTCGACCGGCCTGTCGTCCGTCTACACCACCTGCGTCGTGATGACCTCGCGCCGCCGCCTCGCCACGACGAAGTTCGAGGTGCTGGTCATCTACAAGGCGTACAGCGTCGAAGGGATTCAGCTCGGCTACACGCGCACGAAGGAATCGACCTACAAGGTCACGATGATGGCGCTCATCGACACGACCAGGGATGTCGGCGACCGCCTGTTCCAGTGGTTCCGCGAGAAGACCGCCACGGGGTTCTCGCCGTCATCGACCACCTCGCCGAGTTCAAGTGTGTCGCCGAGCGCCAGCGTGTCGCTGTCGCCGAGCGCCTCAGTTTCGCCGTCGTAACTCGGTCAACAAACTTCAGGGGAGAGTGCGATGGCACAGACGCCTGCACAGGTTCAGATCGGCGCGGCGAGGATTTGGACGGGGGTCACGAAGCCCGCGAGCGGCGGGCCACCGACCATCACGCCCATCGATGCCGCTGGTGTTCCGACAGGTGGGGGCGACGAAGTCGGCTACACGACCGGCCCCGCCACGTTCAGCTACAAGCAGGTCAAGAACCCGATCATGGCCGAGCAGTCGCTGAACCCCGTCGATGTCTACGTGACGTCCGAAGAGGGCAGTTTGGTCTTCGAGGCGATGGAACGCACCTTCGCCACCCTCAAGCTCGCCTTCGACAACGTCTCCAACGCGAGTGGCGTGGGCGAGGATCTGTTCTACGGCGGCGACAGCACAGGGCTTTCCTCGGTCTTCACGACCTGCTGTGTGCTGACGAGCCGTCGGCGTCTCGCCCCGACGAAGTTCGAGGTGCTGACGGTCTACAAGGCGTACAGCGTGGAAGGCATCCAGCTGGCCTACACGCGCACGAAGGAATCCACGTACAAGGTCACGATGAGTGCGCTCATCGATACGACCCGCACCGTGGGCGACCGACTGTTCCAGTGGTACCGTCAGCAGGTGTAAAGAACTTCCAGTGGGGCACGGTTCTGTGACCGTGCCCCACATGGGGCGGACCTGGAAAAGCCGGAGGCGCAATGCCAAGCCACAATGGTCGGGTGCGCCATGATGGTCGGGTGCCCGATCTGCTGGTCTTTCGCCGGAACCGCGCCCCCATACGGGTGCCGGAGTCCTACCGCCGCACCCTCGCCTACCGCCGATTCTCAGACGACCTGAAGCGGGTGCCGACTTACGCCGAGGCCGTAGAGTTCCTGGAGCGGGTCGCCAGGGCCCCCGCGGAGGCGCGGATGGCGGCGGCCGTGGCGTTCGCGCCCAGCCATCCCGATGCCAGACGGCTCGCCAACACGACTAGCGTGGCGCTGGCGCGACCAGCCCACGACCCCATGAGAATGCTCGCGGAGCGTGCCGTTCGTGCGCTGGCGGGGCTGCAGCGCGGTCCGGTCGGACAATCTGGCCGTCCGAGGAGTACTTCGGTCTCATCTGACGCCGTTCGGCGCATTGTCCAGGCCCGTTGCGAGTGGTCGGCCCGCCTTCGCCCGATCTGGGCGGCGGCGGGGGGGGACCGAGGGGTCGTGGCCCGTGGAGTGACGAAGGCCGGCCGCGGGCACATCCCGACGGCCGCCGCCTACGCGCACGCCCTGGAGGTATTGGTTCGCCGCCCCGCGCTCCGGCCCGTGGACCTCGCCAACCAGCTGACGGCCTGGCAGGAGGGCGTGTCCGTGCGGTGCGTGCGCATGGTCATGCGGGCGGTATCTGCCCCCCGATCCGCCGACCGGCTGTTCGCCTAGCAACCGGACTTGCAACCGGAGGTTTTCGGTTGCGTGGAGTGGGTGGACAATACGCGCATGCCGCGCATCCTGAACCCCGCTGCCATTCGAGACGCACAACTGATCGATGTCGATCTTGGGGACGACACCTTCGTGCGTGCGCGCACGCTTGACCTATCGATGATGTTGCTGGAGGGCGAGCTGCCGATGCCGATGTTGACGGCCGCCCGGCAGTTCGTGGAGCACCGGGAACCGGAGGAACAGATCAGTGCGACCGACCATGCGGCGGTACTGAAGACGCTACGCAAGCACGCACTCCTCGTCGTCGTGGAGCCGGTGGTGGTGGATGAGGACGATGCGAATCCAAACCACATGCCCGTGACGTTGTTCACGCTGTCGCAGCTGTTGGCGATTTGGAATCAAACGGCGGTGTTGCCGAAGGTAGGTGCGGCTGCTGCCGCAGAGTTTCGTGTCCGATCAGACGCCGCTGCTCCTCATGCTCTACTTGGCCGGGAAGACATTCGGTCGGTCCCCGAGCACGTGGCTTGCGATGACGACGGACCCGCGTTCCGCGGTGGCTGATCAGATGTTCGCGCTGGACTTTGACGCGGCCTGCCTCTTCATCGGGCTGGACGCGGAGCGGGTCGCGCAAGAACGTGCGACGAACCAATGACGACGGAAACGACGCGGTGGATGTGCAACCTGGCCGATGCGACGGCGTGGGTTGCGGCGATCCTGAAGGCAACCCTCTTAGGGGAGAACGAGGACGCGATGAAGCGAATCAAGAGCTACTACCCGGTGACGATGTCGATAGACGACGAACCTGTCACGCTCCATGTGCGCCGGATGTCGACGGTGGAGATGGAGGAGTTCGACGCGAAGATGCGTGGCTTCGGCTACTCCTTCGACGGCACGGTTGCAGAGGAGGCCAAGCACGATGCGACGAATAGCCGCGACATGGCGGTGTGGCTGGCTGAAGTGATCAGCAAGAACGTGACGCTGCCGACGGCACAGCTCTGCGTTGAAGACGAGGACGGCAAAGAGGTGGAGATTCGCACAGGGGCAGCCCTCGTCGCGCAGTTCGGCGGGCGCGTGGACTTCATCCCGGCCTTGATCGCCTACATCTGGGGCGAGAACCGTCTACCCGAGAAGCGCAAGGTGCTGTTCCGCGACGCGGCATCGACGGCGGTCAACAACCTCACGCCGCCGATCTTGCCAGCGCTGGAGTTGGTGCCCACAGCGATGGTCCCCCCTGAAGAATCGGCGGCCCCTGCACCTGTGGTGTCCCAGACGCCCGGCGACCATGTAGACCGCGAGATGGCGACGCTCCCCTTCAGCGCAGGAAGCACGGCGGTATCATAACCTCGGGGCATCGTCGGCGGTGACGACGGGATCTTCACGGAAGGAGTCGCCACATGGCCGACGATGTTAGGTTCAATCTCGAAGCCATCGACCACGCCAGCCCCGTCTTCGAGAAGATCATCGCGGGCCTGAAGGCCGTTGCTGAGACAGCAGCGGCAGCGGCCAAGGCCGCGACCACCGCCACGACAACGGCCTTCATCGGCATGGATGAGCAGGCGAAGAAAGAGTTCGCCAGCCTGTTCACCACCGTCAGCCAGGGTGCCGCGCAGACCGCCTCGGCCGTCGCCACCTCCGTGACGCGGGCCGTCGGCCCGATGCGCGATGAGTTCGGGAAGTTCGCCTCCGCGACGAACGCCGCGCTGGGCACGGTTGCCACCACCGCTCAATCGACCTTCAGTGCCGTCGCGGCTACCGCCTCGACGGCGGCCGCGAGTGCCGTGTCCTCGATGGGCACCATCGCGGCCCCCATCGTGGCGGCGGCGACCACGGCGGCAGAGGGCATGAAGACCGCCTTCGGCGGCGTGGCGGAGGTCGGCAGAACGGCCCTCGGAGGCGTGAAGGAGGCGGCGACCAGTGCGTTCAGCGCCGTCGCGGATGGGGCCGTCGCCGTCGGCGGGGCTGTCAAGAGTGGGCTGACGACGGCGTTCAATGGTGTGATGGAGGCCGTCAAGGGCACGTATGCGTCCATCCGTGAGGAATCCGGCACGGAGGTGCTCAACCAGCAGACCCGAGCCTCGCAGACCGCCGCGCTCTGGAAGGGTGCCTGGGACCAGGTGCGCGAGGCCGCGAGTGGCGCGTGGACGGGCGTGTCGGATGCCGCACGCACGACGCTGACCGCTGTCCAAGGATCGGTGACGACATTCGCGACGGCGGTCGGTGGAGTGTGGACCTCCGTCAAGACCCAGGCTGGAACGATGTGGGATGGCGTGACCGCCACCGCGAAGACCGCGTGGGACACCGTCAAGAACACCGTGTCCACGGCGCTCGATGTCGTCGCCGATGTGGCGAAGACGGCGATGGGCAAGGTGGGGCAGTTCTTCGTGGGCTTGGCTGGCCCGATGGACGATCTTGAACGCAAGAACCTCAGCGTCGTCGCCACTCTGGAAGACCTTCAGCGATCCATCGACAAGGTCTTCGGCAAACTGACCGCCTACGCCAAGCAGGCCACGCTCACAGCGGCCAACACCGAAATGCTCGGTACCGCCTTGCGCGTGGCCGGCACGAACGCGGGCTATACGACGGAACAGCTGCTTTCGACGGAGACGACGATCAAGCAGCTCGGCATCGCGACGGAAGAAGCCCGCAAGATCATGACGGGCTTCATTCAGTCGCAGTTGGATGTCACGAAGGCCGCGCAACTTGCCCGTGCCGCGCAGGACTTGGCCGTCAACGCGCAGATGAACTCCAGCGATGCCGCGAACATCCTCACCATCGCCATCGGGCGAGGCAGCACCGAAATGCTGCGGCAGTTCGGTCTCATCACCACGACCGACCAGCTGCTTCAGAAGTACGCCGCCACGCTGAACAAGACGGCTGGTGAATTGACCGCCGCCGAGCGCAAGCAGGCGTTTCTCAACGCCGTGCTGGACTACGCGAAGGTTGCGGCGGGCACCTACGAAGCCGCGATGGAAGATGTCGGCAAGCAGTACAAGTCGATGTCGCGGTACTCCGACGAGGCCGCACAGACGATTGGCTCCATCTTCCTGCCGGTCATGCGCGTCGTCGTAGCCACCTTGACGGAGTTCTACAAGTGGCTGGCCGACATCGGTCCCGTGATGAAAACCGTCGTCGGGATCGTCACCATCTTCGTCGCCACCCTCGGCGGGGCGATCTCCGTCCTCTTGACCATCATCGGTGCCGTCAAGGCGGCCACGGTGGCGTGGGGGATGCTGACGGCATCGATGGCGCGTTCTGTCGCCTTGTCGGCGGGGCTGACGGGTGCATCCCTCCAGGCCGCCGTCGCGCAAGGCGCGGCCACCGTGGCGACGAGCGCATGGACGGTGTCAATCGGCGGGCTGAGTATCGCGTTGAATACGGCGACGGGTGGGTTGCTCGCGATTGCCGGCGTCATCGCGACGTTCGTCGCAGGGTGGCTCACCTATCAGAACGTCTCCGGCGCGGCCGCTGAATCGGCTGGCCGGATCACGGTCAAGTTTCAAGAGCAGCGCGATGCGCTTCAGGCTGTCAATGCGGAGATGACCCGCGCGTACGCCGCAGCCCAAGACGACGAAGCGCGGCAAGCTGCGCTCACGAAGGCTCACGACGGCACCGCCAAGGTGCTGAAGGTGGAGTTGGATGCGTGGACCGACCTGGCGACTGCCGCGAAGTTCTTGGACGAAGCCATCACATCCAAGCAGCGGGCCACGCTGGCGGCTGAGTCGGTTGCCATTCGCAAGGCGCTCGGCGATGAGAAGTCGTCGCTGGAATCCTTGCAGGCGCAGTACTCCACGATGGACCCCGCGCAGAAGAAGTACATAGACCGCTTGGGTGAGATCAACGTCGCCCAAAAGCGTCTCGCCGATGCTCGACAGAAAGCGATCGAGCAGGCCGCGCTTGAAGATGAGATCACGAAGAAGTTCGATGAGATCACCAAGAGCACGATCATCGGCGAGGAGAAGCTCGCGGCCGCGATCAAGGAAACCGACACCACCTATGAGCAGATGGCTGGGCGGCTGCGCGAACTGAATCCTGAGTTGGATAGGCAGCTCAAGGCGCTGGAAGAAACGCACCGCGCACAGATGGCGGCCGCCCAGTCCTCCGCCAAGCTCGCCGACGCTGCGAAGGAAGGCGCGAGTGTCTGGACGGATCTGTGGACGGTCATCAAGCAGGCGGCATCCGATTGGTTCGATGAGAAGTGGAATCAGTTCT